GAACGGTGTTTCAACCGGTGTCGCTTCAACTTTAGGTGGTACAAGTCCAGTGGTGCGACGGTGCACTTCAGCAAGTTGCGGATACAACGTGTCCATCTGATCCCAAATCATCTGAACCATCTTCCAATCGGATTCAGTCATGTGACTTAACACCGCTTGCAGTTTACGGTTCTGCAATGTGATTTCAGCATCGTTGTCAGGGTTCGCCCATTTTTCACCGAGTAGTAGCTTTCTCAAGTTACCTTCGTTACCGGTGTTCAATGCAACAGCTAGGATCTGATGACCATACAAATTGTCATCGATTTCAGGGATGTAGATTTTACGGTTGTGACGCTTGATGGTTTCTTTGTCACGACCTTCAATTGCTTCCATCACAGGTTTACCGGCTTCATCCCACAGCTTGATCTCAGCGTTGTACGCATCGGTGAACGGTTGAACAAGAACCTGGTGACTGATACCGACACGCTCACCACCGTCAAGCCATGAAGCCATGAACGGGATTTTCGTCATCTGAGCCATCAACCAACGACCCCACTTCTTACCTTCAACAACGTCAGTACGTTTCGACTTGAAGCGAGTTTCAACGTTCTCATCCATGCTAGTTGTCCAGCGATCCACCAGCTTATTGAACTCGATTTCTTCACCCATGCGTGTCAGCTTGTTAGCGTAACGGGCAACGTGCTCAATGTTCTTCACTGAGTCATCGATACCCTGAAGGTCACTGTATGCAACATTCTTCCAGTGGGTAACGTATGACTCATTTAACACAGCGTTGTGAAGCACCAGACCATCACCATCAATATCGACACGTTCACGCATCCATGAATTGATGTCCTGATTAACTTCGTCAACCTGCCTCAATGATGCAGTTTTTCTGAATTCAAAACGTTCAAGGATTTTGGTGATCTGCTCCCAGTAGCCACCTTCAGCTTTCTGAATTTCTTCTCTGACTTTCTTCTTGTTGTAACGAGCCATGCGGTCAACGATCTTCGTTGTCTCATTTTTTGCCTCCGTTGCAGCCATACCAAGATAGTAATTCAGTGCTTGACGCTGTTTAGCCTGTGCAGCACCTTCCTTGTTACCTTCAGCCAACATGCGTGCAGACTCTTGAGCAGCACGAATCTCAGCCTTACGATACTTACCAGGGTGAATCTCTCTGAACGACAACTGACCGATACGTTCTTCAGCAACCGATTTCATTGTTTGACGGTCAAGGGTTCGCTGGTTCGTACCACGAGTAAGAACCTTCAGTTCATGCAGGATCAGCTTTCCACGTTCTTCGTTCATCACCGCTTCGTTAGCAAGTTGCTCAATTGTACCGTCAGTGAACGGGTCACCGTGGCGTTCAATCATCGCAGCTTCAGCATTAGCTTCAGCAGTCTCTTTGATTGGTGGCGCAACGATCAGGTCGTTCAGCATTTCTGAACCTGAGTTGTAACCAAGGAACGCAGCAGCTTCGTCAGGATGAACACCCTTCTTACCTTTCGCAGTCATACCACGAAGTTTGTCAGGGATACGTGTTGATGTGCGACCCAGTTTGTCAGTCTTCTCTTCACCAATCATCTCTTTCACGGTGGCATGGTCCAGCTTGATGTCACCGTCACGCAGACGTGCAGCAGTTGCATAAACCTTTTCACCAGATAGGCGACTCATCTCTTCGTCAATCAGATCAGCTTTCTCTTCCTTCCACCACTGCTTCGTCTTACGAGTCAGTGATGCCATGAGTTTGTCACGCAGTGTTTCAGACTGAACGTCCTTGACCTTACCTTGACGCTTCTGATAATCAGCAAACTCTTCAGTCGTCATACCAGCCATTGCAGCATCGGTGAACATCGGTTCAACTCGTGCACGTGACTCAGCAGCAGCAATCTGTTCTTCGGTGGCAAGTAGTCGGTCAAACACCTGGCGCATCTCGTTGTCGAGCTTCACGTTCAACTGTCCACGCAGTGCCTGGTAAATCTGTGACAACCAGCGTGCGAAAGTTCTGAATGCGTTACGCAGTTCAATACTTGGTGCTTTACCTTCCATCAGGTAAGTCTCGAAACCACGAGCAAACTGTTCATGAGTAGCACGACGAATTGCAGCATCTTTGTCAGTGTTACCGGTTGTACCTGTTTCAAGGTAGTTCACCACACTTGCTTCATTGATGGTCTTGTCGCTGGTGGTACGCTCACCCTGCTTCAGTGGGTCGAATTGACCGTTGAGGTATTTGGTTGCTTCAGCAGCTACATCTTCAGCGTTACGCTTGTACCAGTTGTTGATGCTTGCACCGAGTTCAGTACCTGATTGCAGTTCCATCTCGTACATGAAGTGTGAAAACTCATGCAGGAATGTTGACAGGTCAGCAGATTCAGTCAGACGGATAATACTGTTTTCAGGGTCGTAGTAACCACGAGCTTTACCGGTGTCCGGTTGCTTCTGGAATAACAGCTTGCTCAGTTTAGATACGACTTCGTTTCTTGAACCTTCGACATTCTGGTCATATCTGCGAATCTTCAGACCGTGAGACTTCAACCGATCAACGGTTTCCTTAGATGCGTTCTTCGGTACAACAGCAGTGTCAAACTCTGACAACTGCATTGCACGTTGAACTTTAGTCTCAAAGTATTCAGTCGGTAACGATGCCAGGTATTTACCCAGTTCATCGATTATCTTCTTAGCTTCAGGACTGTTACCAAATGCTTCACGTACTCCTTTCGGACCTTCAGTGATTGCTTCAGCAACATCGTTACCATAACCCCACCCATCGGTGTCATACTTGTAATATGGCTTCAACTGCTCCAACGCTTCTTCAAACTTAGCAGCAGACTCTTCCTTGATAACGTCCATCTCTTCAGATGTGACAAACTTATCACGTGATGCTTGCACCTTCTCTTTCGTGGATAACTCATTAGCGTAGCGTGAGCGCACTGAAGCCACACCGTAGTTCATACCTTCACCACCTTGCAGGGTTTTGGTCATCTCACGCACGACGTTGTTCAGTGTGTACTCAGCGTACTTACGGTCACCAGATGGTGTGTAACCTTTGAATAACTGTTTCTTTGAAACAAGACCTGAGTAGGTTTCAGTCAACCAGTCTTTGAAGTCAGCACGTAACTTGGTGTTCTGGTTCTTCTTGGCTAAGTCTTCACGGAATTTATCCTGGTCAAACCCTTCACGGACTTTGCGAACATCACTGACCGCACTGGTGATCAGGTTTCGTTTCGGTTGTGTGAAATCAAGCTCGAAGTCACCAGACTCTTTCAGTTGATCTTCGTATGCTTTCTGCGCTCTGCGACGACGCAGTGAAGGACTACCGCCAGAAACGGTGTCAGTGATTTGTTCATCACCTTTGAAGTATGCGACACCTTTGTTTTCATCATCTGGTACACGACGAAGCTCAACACCTTCAGGCAGTTTAATTTCAAACCAATCTGCTGCAACATCATTGATGACAGCAAGATCAGCGTCAGAAGGGTTTTCACCAAACGCTGCAACCATGTCGTCATATTGCTTTTTGTAGATGTCAGCGACTGCTTGCTTCAGTTTGTCACTGTCAGCAAGGTCGTTGTTGTCCACACCTTCAACCGCTTTTGACAACGGTGTTTTCTTCATCTTTTTCAGTTTCGGTGCTTTGCCAACAGTAGTCAGCCAGTGGTTAAACACCACATCTTTATCCAGGTCAGATATTTCACTGATGTCGTACAGTGGTCGTAACCCTGTACCTTCAGCAGACTGCTCAATGTTATCAGTCAACTGACGAAGTTCTTTCTGCTTATAGCTATCAACTGAACGTGGTTGACGTGCTGAATAGATGTCAGCATCAAACGTCTTGAATGTTGGGTCATCAAGTACACTAGGATCAGCAATCAGCGACACTTCACCGAAATTAGTGAAACCACCTTTGTCGATGTTGGTAACCGCAATCGAAGGTGCAGCCATACCACCGAGGTCTTCAACTGCTGCAAGTCCTGGTTCACTTATGTTGTGGACCACAGCAAGGTTCTTCGGTGGTTGTGTAACATCTATCTCATCAACTGAAGACTGGAACAGTGCATCATCAGCAACTTCCTGTTCAAGCACCTGCTCACCTTCAAGGCGTGCACGCTCACCGGTCTGTGGTCCTTCAATTGTCAGACCTGCTGACTCATAGACTTCTTGAACCGTTCGACCTGTACGACGTGCCTGAGCAGTCGCCCATGCAGGGACGATCTGAGCCATAGTCGAAGCGTTAGCAGGACTCACCACACCGGTGTCAACCAGTTGGTCACGAACCTGTGTGTAAATCTCTTGTGCTTCAACGTACTCTGATGCGTTCTCATTCGCTTCATCCAGCAACGACTTCACATAGTTCTGAGTCTCAACCTTGTGCTGTTCCTGACGGAATGGTGAAACGGTTTCCTCACTCATTGTCATGTGGTCACGCAACTGTGTGAACGCTTCAGTACCAGCAACGTCACCCATGAAATCTTCTACAGGAATAGCAACGTCTGCACCGGTTGCACGTGACTCACGCACAGCGTTGTCGAGTACCTTCAATGCAGGATCAGCGTCAATCTCTTCACGAGTTTTACCTTGTAGGTATAATGCAGTTTGCACACCGTCAATGAACACGTTGGTGTTGTTCTCACCGTCAGCTTCACGCACGAACTGCTTGAATGATTCAACGTCACGTTCACGCAGCTTCGACGCAACTGAGTCAGCACTGAGCTTGTCAATGTTCTCTTGCTCAATAGCACCTTTGGTTTCGGTTTGCTGCTCAGTCTGTGATAGCTTTTCCACAGTTTTATTCACAGCAGTAGCAGCAGTGATCTGAGTACCACCAGCTACGATTGTAGCGATGGCAGTCACCGCTTGACGACGCATCTGGATCTCAACAATTTCTTGTGCAGATGTGGCGTTCTCTAATTCTTTATCAAGTCCGAACATGTACGAGTTGACTGTTTGCAATGCAGTGGCAAGTTGCTCAGTACCCATCTCACGGACGACGAACTTCAGTGCATCTTTTTTCAGACCTTTACTTTGACCGGTGATAATGGTTTCAAGTGTGCCGGTTGGTAACAGCTCAGTACCTACTTCAATCGCAGCATCGATACCAGCGTACCATTGTGCTTCTTCAGGGGTCAGACCCTCAGCACGACTGTCACCGTATGAACCTGCATACGTCTGAGCACCAACGGTGAACAGTAACGGTGCAGTACGACCACGTGATAACACAGTCAAACCAATGCCAGGTAACATGTTAGCAATCGACTCGACACCAGCACGAACACCTTCTTGCACAATGTTCATGTCTTCAGGGGTCAGGTCTTTACGTTCTTTCTGAAGTTCTTGGATTTCACCGACTAATCGATTCGCAGCTTCTTCTTTAGCAGCAATGAACTCTTCACGAGTCAGGTCGGGGTTATAGTCGTCTGAGATGGCATAGAGCAGATCAGGGTCAATATCAATCAACCCACTGAGCAAACCGTCTTGTGGTTGAAACTGCTTCAGCGTGTCTTCGATACCTTTCAGTTTGAACCCTTTGTATTGAGTCTGGAAGCCAACGCTGATCGCACCACCTAAACCGTCGAACGTCTTTTCAATACCTTCAAGCAAACCGGCAGTCACGTCTTCCTGTGCAATGACAGCATTGTTCACATCAGCAGTTAAGAAATTGGAAGTCTTCGGTGCACGTGTGGTCATACCTTCAAGGTTGATCTGGTCTAACTTCAGCTTGTGCTCTACTTGCTCAGGGTTTGATTTAACAGCGAACTCAGGTACACCAGATGCTTGACTCAGCTTAACAGTCTGAGCATGTTGGTCTGGATTGACCTTCACCGCTTCAGACATTGTTGCATTGAGCTGTGTCTCTTTTTCTTCGTTTATCCCGAAGCTACCGAGGTCAATGTTCTCTAAGTTCAAATCTGCCATTATTTAGTCGCCTGTCGTTGAGCTTTTAGGAGGTTGTCAGCAGTCACCGGTATTCCATTACTACGCAAGAACTCTGATAGCACTCGCATGTTCTGTGGTGGTATGTCTGTGACACTTTGTTCCGCATCAGGGTATAAGAACCCAACACCGAACGCACTACGTTCAATAGTAACCTCACGAGTAAGATCTGACAACACATCAGTAAACTCTTGCGATGTCAATTGACCGTCTTTTTGTTGCTCACGATACTTCACTTCACTGTCAAGTAGGTCATAGAAAGCATCAGCTTGTTTACGTTTGTCATCGTTCCATTTAGTTTTCTTACCCAGTATCTGCTCAACAGCAGCAGTGGTCTGAGCACTACGAGTACGACCAACCTGGTGATCAATCTTCTCGCTTGCTGTACCTGTACCTCTTGCACTCTTCACTGCACTAATCAATTTGTTACGTTCAGCAGGTGCAAGTTGTGAGATGTGATCAGCAGGGTTAACTTTCGCAAGTTCTTCCTTCGGTAATGTCATCAGATCAGAATACAAGTTCCAATCAGTCACCACAGGTTTACCTGTTTCAAGACTCTTCTTCTGTTTAGCACTCAGACGTTCCCACCCTTCAGGGTCTTCAGCTTGGAATGTTTCAGCACTACCACCGTCGTAAATGTGCGACTCAGCAGCGTCAAATGATTCCGCTTGTGCTTCAGACTCTGCTTGACGCTTCAGGTTAAACTGACGCATTGCTTCAGTCATCGTCTTACTGCGTAGCTCAGGGTCTTCGATAGTGTTTACTTCGTTACGAATGTCTTCACGACTATCGTACTGATCAGCCAGACGTGCACCGGTGATGATTGCTTGCTGTGAGTTAGCTTGAATCTTCTCAGCTTTCGCCTTAGCAGCAATATCCTTTTCCAGTTTGATTCTGTCTGGACCTTCTAAACGGTCACCGTGTTTATCGAACAACGCTTGACCTTCTGCTGAACTGTGGCTGGTGGCTGTTGCAATCGCTGTTTTGGTGAATGATGAGTCATAGGTCTGCAATCGTTCAGCAGTGGCTTCAGGTCCAATTCCTTCGAGTTCAGCAGCGTCAAGCACTGCCTGACGACCTAACGCATTTTGCACCGCTAACTGGTCGGGTTGATTCCAATACAATGAAGCATTCTCAACAGTGTTCTCGACCTGTGAATTGATAGTGGCAACTTCCCAGGCTTTCAGTCCTTTAGAAGAATGACGTGCAATGTCTGCTTGACCTTTTGTGATGTGAAGATCTGCTGACTTGTCGAACATCGTCCGAGCGTTGGCATTCAGATTCTCACCGTATTGTTGTTTCAGTTTAGCCAGTGCTTCATTCGCAGCAGTCGCATTGTCGAATGCGTTCTTACCTTGCGTATTGAAGTAACCACTTTCAGGATTGAAGAACAGATTGTTCTTGTCACGCTCGAATGCCACCAATGCTTCTTCAGCAGACGTGGTGTCAATGCGCTGCATCATCTGTGCACCGGCTTGAGCTACTGACGCAAGACCTTCTGCTGCTCTGATGTTTGACTGGAACACAGCATTCCCTGCTGAAGCATCAGCACGTGGTTGTCTAGCTATCTGAGTTTGAACACGAGGTTCACCGTACTGTGCTACTTTTGGCATTATGCGACTCCTACTAATGGATCACCGACCACACCACCTGCACTGATAGGACTTGGTGAACCTGCTAACACACTTGCTGAACTTGTTGGAGTGAACCACTTATCAGCCACACCTGTACCCAGTGCACCAGCAGCACCCTGTAGAAGTGTACCACCTGCTGCTTTTTTACCTGCTGACTCTGTGAACTCACTTTGGTCACGAAGTAACTCAGCTTGAGTTTGCAGTGATTCAACTTGTGCGTCGTAGTTGCTGCGGATACGCAGTGCATCAGCTTCACCGAGTGCAAGTGTATCCTCTTGAAGTTGAAGTGCTGAACCTGATGACAAGTCAACATTCGCAGCACCAAGTTGAGCACGCTGCTTAGACAACAGTTCAGCAGTACGACGACGCTGTAAGTTCTCTTCTTCAACACTTTTGTTTTGTACTTCTTGTGCTTCATTCTCAGCTACAGCAGCATTGTACTCCTGCACACCAGATTGGTATTGTGCCTGGTCTGCTTGTTGGTCTGCTGTATATGCAGCAGAAACTATCATCACACCGGCTTGAATCGCCATCGGGTTACACATAGTTCACCTCTAAATAAAATCGATGGAACAGTTCACCATCAGGACCATAAGGGATCGGTTCTTCTATTGTGAACCCTAACCACTTTAACCACTGAATACTGCTCGTATTCTTTCCATGAACCATGTTACACAAACGGGGACAAATAGTCAGCATCTCATCGATCACAGGTTTCGTCTGACGAAAGAACTCTTTCTTGTATTTCATTGCTCTGTTCGCACCGAGCATCCACACGACACCACTACCTGATAACACGTCACGCTTAACTAGACCAATCATCACCAGTGGTTCACCGTCACACATTGCGACTGTTGAGAAGTCAGACGCTCCCCAACCTTTCATCATCGACTCTAACGGTGTGTGATGGTTTGAAGCCCACACTTCATCTGCGTCTGCTTGTCGCATGTCTGCTGCTATCGATTCGACCATCTCAACTGTGGGTCTTACAAACTCAATCATTAGTTACCGCCTATATCGATTTGTGGAATTATTGAAAGTATAGACATTGGCAACGGTGCACGCTGTTCAATGCGAACCCCACCACCTTTACCCCATTGTGGTTGAATAAACACTTCTGATTTGTAAGTCTTCAATGCAATCGGGTCATAGTTGTCACTGTCGAAACGTGGCTTGATCTCACTCATTGGTGCAGGTGAACCATTGTCTTGACGTGGACCTACCCAACCGCCACGAGAACCATCGACCTCAATAGTGACTTTCGACACCGAGACTGATTGCGCTTTCAATGTCTGACTTGGTGACGGTGTGTCAATGTCCAATGTTTCAATTGCAGGTAAGTAGCTCAGACCCACATGAACCTTTGAAGCAGCTCGTACAAGTGTAACCTTACCATCTTCAACAACTTGATCAGGTACAGTGTAACCATCAGTCAGAATACTCACAGTCTCACCGTTCAAATGGTCAAGACCACTGATCACGGTTGCAGGTGCACCGTCATACGTCAGACCAGAATCGAGATAGAAACAGTCTTCAGCATTGATTGACTCACGCGGTTCAAGTCGCTCAACATATCGAACTACTGAACCATTGATTGTGCGCTTCACGATAGCATACACAGCGTCACGACTTCCCTCAGTGACTGTTGCGACGTATTCAAATTCACCCTGTGTCGTGTGCTTGTGCCAACCCCACACCTGATGTTCACGCTGATAAGTTAAACCCAACAGTACACCGTCATCACGGACACACCACACAATGCTGTATGGTTCATCTGCATACGCCATTGATACAATCGTGTGACCTTCAAACAGGTGTTCTGACATCAGTGATAAATCGTTACCTGTGTACTTGTCACTGCTGAACTCATAACCCAGGTCACGCAGTCGTGTACCTTTCTCTTGCAGGTATAACGCTGTACTGTTGATCACAACCGGTGGGATGATTGAACAACCGTTGTATGACTGGATACGCACACCCACTGTTGCAGGTGTCAGAACTCTGTCTTGACCTTCAGTCATGATCCACTCACCACCGGATGTCAGCAGAATAAGCGAATCAAGCGGTAGCAGGTGACGAATTTCATTGACCTGTCGTGCAGCAATGGTGAACGTCACAGCATCATCATCACGAGCAGGGTTAGACACTCGCAGTGAATCGAAGTTGTTTGTCTGAGTGGTGAATGTCGCTTGTGGTTCATTGTATGTGTTAGCGAACACTTGACGCTGTTGGTAGTACGTCACAGTTGACGGTTTGTTACCTTCACCGTTGAACGGTTGTCTGTCGCTTGGTGGTGCATCACTGGTAATCGGTGCAATGTTGTAGTCATCGAATGAATTATTGTTCGAGTCACCGATCCAACCATAGATACCAGTACCCACTGAAGGGTCTTTGTAAACACGATAATACTCAGCTTCAGGTACAGTGTCCCAGGTCAAACGTACACCAGCAGTGGTTGCCAGTGAACCCGTTGTGATACTCACTTCAGCAGATGCCAATGATTCAGAACCTTCAGCATCAACAGCAGTCACAACGTATGTGTAAGTCTTGTCGAAGTCACCGAAACCTTCACCAATGGTTGTTGCACCGTTCTGGCGACTAGCTGTACCACCTGACGTGTACGGGTCGTGACCTGTGGAGTCTTCACCATTAAGCTCAAATGTGTCGTTGGTTAATGCTGTGATGATGAACGAGCGACCATTCACTTGCGTCATACCTGCTACACCGTTGATGCTGATCAGGTTACCAGTGACGAACCCATGAGCCACAGCAGTCACCACAGCAGGGTTCGACTGAGAAATACCTGTGATTGCTTTATCCACTGACCCACTGCTGAACGTTGGACTGTCAACAGTTGGTGCATAATCGATTGTCGTCAATGACCAGTCATCATCAGCCATACGGTTTAGGTTACGAGGGTCATGATCAGGGTGAACGATTGTCATCACGTCAGCGTTCTGTGTGAAACCTAAACGTGGTAACTGTGCTTCAGTGTAAGGTGTAGCAAGTTCAAAGATTGTAGGTCCACCATCGTCAAGCACGAACCCACCGTCTTTAATCACACGGACTTTCAAGTGCTCAAACACGAGCATGTAAGTCTGTTCAGTGTTGAAGCTGAACGGGATAAGGCGACCCACACGAGCAGAATTATCAAGCTCACCGATGAACCTGAACCCAGGACGTGAGTAAACACCACCTTGTGCACGCACCAGGAAGTTCTCACAAAGATGTAAACCTGTAGCGTACTTGGTGAGGTCAGCACGAGATTGTAACGCTGGCGCAATTTCACCTGATGTAAAGCTACGCTGTGTGATTTGCGGCATTACTTATCTCCTAACGTTTACGAAGTCACTTTCACTTGGTAGGAAGTATTGGTCATTCATGTCGGTTGCTATCGCAGACGACAGGTATTGACGGTAAAGCTGTAACGAGTCATTGCGTAACGCACGACCCAGTTCAGCACCAACCACCGGTATTGCAACTTCAGATGAAATCAGATGTGACAACGCCATGATGAAATCATCACTGAACAAGTTCGGATCAGTAACCTTACCAGCAAAGTCGATGCGTAAATCCGGTTGATTCGCACCAATCACTTTGTTGTCGTCGAAGTTGAACACTTCATAAGGTATCTGATGTCGAAGGTCTGTCGGTGATACAACACGGCTATCGAGCAGACGTGACGCAAGGTCAGATTGACCCATCGGTAATTCTTCATATACACCGACTAAACGGTGGATTTTGAGACAGTCAACAGGGTACGAATACGCATAACCCCAGTTGAAGATGTCTGTGGTGACAGGTGCGAGTGCTCTGATTTTGTGGTTAAACTGCCACGGTATTTCACGCAGACAGCGATCACGAAGGATAGGGTACTTCAGTTTACACAACTGTGCTTGCACGCTCCCTTCGTTCAGGGAATTGATACTACCTGCACGAATGTTGCTCAGTGCCAGGTTACAAATTTCAACTTCAGAAGCCATGTGGTCACCTTGTTATGATTTAGGACCATAAAGCTGTTCAGCTCGATCACCAGTCTCACGTTGAATCTTAACGGTGGTTAACTGTAAACCTATGCTTTTGCTTGAGTGGTCTGTACTTGTGTGTTCAGATTTACGTTCAACAAACGCATACCCACGAACTTCAACGATGTCACCAACAGCTAGGTTATCAACACCGAGTTCTTCAATCATATCATCGTCGAAACTCAGACTTGTACCGTATGGATAGTGGCTACCGTCGGAACAGCAAACCATACCGTCAGACTCGTATGATTGCTTCTTAATCTTTACTTGATCATCAGGCATGGTTCACCTCTACAGTGTTTCAACGGCACTTGACGCTTGCTCACCTTCACCCATGAATGAGGCTTCAGCAATGTCTTTCTGGTCTTGTTCAGCTTGCTTTTTAGCAGCGTTAGCAGCGTTAGCGGCTTTAGTTTCAGCAGCTTTACGAGCTTTCGCTTGTGCAGGTGTTTCAGGTTTAGCAGTTGCTTCAAGCCATGACGGTACTTGTTCTTTACCGCCTTTAGACGGGAACGGTTTATCAGTGTGAAGCACTGGACGCTTACCAGCAGGGTCATACTGACGACCACCGTAGAAACCTTTTTGAAGGACTTTGTAACTAGGCATGTTGATTCTCCAAGTCAGTTAAGAATTGGGGACACGAAGTCCCCGACTCAATTAAGGTTACGCACCGACGATGTTCGTCTGGTTACCCATTGTGATACCAGCAGTGATTTTACCGGCAGTTGGTGCAGTACCCACCACCGTGTAGCGTACACCGAAGTAACGCTTATCAATGCAGTTCGGTACAACTTCAATACAAGTCTGCTTACCTGCTGTCAGGTTCGCTAACAAGATTGTTTCAGAAGTACGTGCATCACCGAGTGCAGTAGTGTCACCAGTTTCGATGGTGACTTCTAACGACGTAAGGTTGTTGAAGTCTTCAGTGACCTGGATCAAGATTGGAATCTTGTTACCTTTACCGATGTCCTGGTTCAACGGTGCAACAGCACCATACGGTGTACCAGCCACGCCTAAGTCGATGACGTTAGTTGATACAGCAGTTGCTGTAATCGCCTGGTCATCTGAAAAGGTTTGTTGTGCGGATAAGATCATGATGATTCTCCTAAGTTAGTTAAAGGGTCGTGCGGTATTAAACCACACGAGCTTCAGTGTTAAGAATTGCATCACTCTCACGAATAGGGATGCCACGGTAAGTCATTACTTCTTTACCTTCGATCTCCATTGGTTTCAAGCGCACAAAGCTATCGGTTGCACCAGCGTTGGTTGCTAACGCATCCAGTGCTTCAAGTACATCACGGTTACAGTAGATCGCCATCTTACCACCGGCTACACGACGGTTCTGCAACTTGTAGTACGCCTTACGCATGAAGTCGTACAACTTAACTGTACCACCAGCCATGTCAGAAACATCGATGTTTGCAACACGTGAAACATAACGCCAGTCCTTCACAGCCATACCAACATGCCATGTGAACTTCTCTTCTTTAGCGTAGTAAGCGTTACCATTTTCATCAGTAACACGTTGCTCACCCATGTCTTCACGCTGAACACCGGCTTGAGTGCCTTTAGGGTAAAGCAGGTTACACTGGTTATCACCCCAGGTAACAAACCAGATGGACGTGTTGTCAGAACCAGTACCACCGGCATCGATGATCTGACCACCGTTAGCAGCAGATTTGTCATTGAAACGTGGTGCAAGACCCATGAACTCTTCAGGGTCGTCAGCAGTGTTACCGTAGAAGATTTTACCTGCTACTTCGTTTGACATTGCTTCAAGATAAGCCTGAGCTTCAGACAGACGAACTGCACCTTCATTGGTGGACAGGTCAAGCAGACGTTTGTCGATGGTGCTTAGACCTTCAACGAAACCAGTTGTGTCTTCAACCTGAGCAGTACGACCTTTGCTGTTCGGGATACCTTTGTACAAACGACCCCATGTCACTGAAGGTAGACCTGTACGAACTGTGTGTAAGTGGGTAGTACCCTTGTTACACTCAACCGCAATTGCATCTTCAAGAATAGGGTTCATTTCCATCAGCATTTCGATGATAGGGTTGAATTGACCCTGACCGTCCTGCATCTTGTAAATATCGATTAAGTCGATAAAACTATTTCCTAGAGTAGCCATATTTCACCTCTTCAGTTAGTTAGGCAGTTTTGTCATTCGGGTAAAGAAGGGACACACGGTCTTGTGCTTTCGACGTTGGTGCAGTAGTGCCACCAGGTACATCTTCAGCAGTCAGCTTCCCTACGTTGACCATAAACCGGATAACTTCAGGGTGGTTACCCACACCGTGTTCTTCCAGCAGTTGCTTCAATTCTGGCGTACCAAACTTGTCAATGGCAGATCGTGCGATACCGATGTTCTCTTCAAACTTATCACCACCGAACTCTTTGTCATTGCGAGATTGTTCTTGCCAGTCATTCATCAACTGATTGAAAGCATCGACGTTACTCTGCGAACTCGCCTGGACTTGTTTAGCTTGGAAATCAACGAGCTTCTGCGCTTGATCCTGAGTAAGCCCCAACTCTTTGAAGAGTGGTGTTGCTTCATTCAGCATTGCGCTATCAACTGTGACCCCTTCAGGCATCGCAAAGTCGGCATAAGTGTCGGGTGTTGTCTGGCTACCTTCACCATCAGTTTGTTGTCCAGCAGCATCAGTGCTACCGGTATCATCAGCAGGGTTACCTGCGTCGGATTCGTTTACAGCAGCCGGTGGAGTATTGTCACCAGCGTCCGTGTTATCTGTTTCGGCTTGCACGCCAGTGGTAGCTGCGCCACCGCCAGCAGCCCCGTCTGCACCAGCTTCTTGCTGATAGACGTTGAATAACCATTGTTTGTTAATAAGCATATCGTCACCTGTTCTCTTTTAACATTTTGTAATAGTCTTCTGTTGCAGCATCTCGCAGTTCCTCATCTAGCCACAAACCGTGACTTCTCAGACCTGCGTTGTGAGCGTGCTGAACAGTGTCCTTACTGAATATATTCTCAAAAGTACAGCAGTTTTGCAAACAACGCCACATGAATGCACGACCGTTCTCACTCTTCATTATATTACGAATGGTCAACAGTTCCAATTCACGTGACTTCTGCTGCTTCTTAGCACCTTCGTTCTCTTCATCAAACATTATGCTAGTCCTGCATTACGCATCACTGCACCAAGCGCATTCTCACCGCCGGTGTCAGTCTCAGATGCTGTCTTGGCAATGTTCGCACCCTGCTCTGCTGCTGCCATCGCTTGAGCCTGTGCAGCTTGCTGTGCTTCGACTTGTACTCGTTGTGCCACTTCTTCATCACTGCGAACCAATGCAGGATCAACACCAAGTGATTCAGCGTACTCATTGATACCCTGGTTGATGTTAACTTTGTGGCGTGCTTCGGGCCACAGTTGTGAAGCCTGACCAACGAAACCAACTAGACGATCAACAGCACCTGTTGCAACCAGACGCTGTGCTTGTGCCAACACTGACACATATTCAACGTTCAGCTCACGATTCTGAAGCTCAGGTGGTGGTACAGGTAGAACACCATTCGCTTGAAGGATGTTGAATGTACGGTCAATCAGTGGGTCAAGTAGTTCAGTGTGTAGACGCTCAAGTACAGGACCTAACATCAGCAACTTCTCTTCATGCTTCTCAGCAACTTCACGTGCAGTGATTTGACGACGGTCAGTGTTAGCCAGCATCAAGAACAGGTCTTCATAGAAACCACGCTTAATGCGTTGCTCCACCGTCATAATCTCGTTACTCAATGCACCAAGATCAGGTCTGAATTCGTAGATACTGCGTAACCCTTCGCTGTTCTGCTCGTGCCAGATTATGTCATTCGGTCCAACACTACCACCGTTCAGTTTGTTCTTCAGTGACGAAGGACCTTGCAACGGTGGGTTGACCATCTTATCAATCGCTTGATACTTACGACGTTCAGCAAGTTGCAGTGCTTTGGTGTCACCCAGTGTTGTGATACCAGGGCAATCAGTCGCATAGACATCTTCAGCAGTCACGTCCCAACGAGGTGTCAGGATAGGGAAGTCATCGAACCCTGATTCACGCAAGAACTTCGACTGACCTTCTTTCGTTCCAGAACTCTTCTCGTAGTAGACACTACGCCACGCTTTGTCACGTGCAAGTGGGCTGATACCATCACGGTCATCGTTAGGTTCAACAGCATGGATAATCTTGACCCACGCTTCACTGTTCCCTTTATCCCATTGTTGCTTCACAGACTCGCTGACGTTCTCAATGCCGAACTGCTTAATACACTGAGCAACACTGATTTCATACTCACGATAGAAAGTGTCACTGATGTTCTGAGCATTCAGACCGATCATGTAACTACCGACTGTGTAAGGTTTACACCAGATGACGTTTTCAAAGTCATGGAACACACCCATCGCAGCAGTACCAAACACACCCAGTTCAGCATAAAGCTGGTGGAGTGAGTTATACACGTTTGAGTGTGAAAAGACTTTGTACATAATCTGCTGTACTTCATGCAGCCACACCTTCACCGCTTGAACATCGTCAAGGCTACTTTCACCAGTGCCGAGTCTGAACCACGGTCTAGCTGGTGACGTGATACCTGACATCATACCCGATGCAAGTGTACGTGCTGACATGCGTGACGTGTTGTTGATCTGTTTAGTGTTACGCTTGTAACCCTTGTTACGATCCGACGTGAGGAAGCGACCACGGTGTGCCAGGTGATAATCAGACAACTCACGATACAGTGGGATGAATGTTGATCGCTCTGATCGCAGTGCTTCGAGTCGTTTGTTGAATTGTATGATTGTTGGCATTCTGTTACTCCTGCAACTCGTGACCTTGTGCCAATGCTAAGAACTCAGCTAAACCTGTTGAAAGGTCATCCTGAATCACTATCTGTAACTCTTCGTTAGGTACAACCCCTTCACCACCGTCAAGTCGAATAACAACACCACGTTTAGACTGACCACCGTATGTTGACCTTGATGTGAACGAATGTAAACCTCCACCAACCTTCTCTTGGAAATTGTGGTCAAATGACCTAATGATGAAACCACCGTTAGTCTTCCAGTTGAACAGATTAACAAAATCACCGGTTGGTTTCTTCACTCGTAACAAGCAACCACGTGTCAACGGTGGCAATGAACCAAACTTACTGAAGTCCATAGAACTAGTTGACTGTATAGCGATGATAATGCGAACAATATCACCCTTCTGATCAGGACCAGGTGAAACAGAGAATATACGTGGTGTAACTGAGCCGTCAACCAGCATGTCAGAATTAGATATAACCAACACTGAACCTGCTGTATATACATGGTTGATTAAACTGTCAATGGTTATCACATCACCGTTCACTGCTAACACATTCGCCTGAATGAATGATGTTGTGTTTGCAATCTCAATCGTATTACCCACGATAATTCCATGACCAGGTGACGCTGTGAAAGTGTATGTGTCAATCACGGTATCAGCAGCAATAGTGGTCTGGTTCAATCGTTCCAAGAACAACACGTCAAGTGCTGGTGTGGTCTGGTCATTGACAAAGACAGACTGACCCATTGAACCACGGTTACTGACTTCCACCGGTACACGACCCTGTGTAGCAGTCAATGCACATCGGTCAGTGGTAGCCAACGCCCACACTGCGACTTCAGTCAGTGGTATATTCAATGGTTCATCGTCATCACCGAGTTCATGGAACACAGTATTGTCTCGTGCAGGTTTCACGTCACTGAATGCAATACGAACCGTGTCACGATGTGACTGTAGTAACAGTGATGACGGTTGCAGTGGATCAGACGTTACTCTGACATACTGAGTGACATCGAGATTCACACGAGTCGTTGACATGGTTACTGTCCTAGCAACGTTTTAGTTGCAGTTGCGCCACTGTCCGTCACACCACGTGAGCTAGTCAGAATAGTACCACCTTGACCAGACGCTGCTGCACGACGACGCTTATCACGGTCTGCTTGACCTTCACCGCTTGCTGACGTATCAGGTGCAGTCGGTGCTTCAGGTACAGCAGGTGGTGGGGTTGGTGCACTTGGTGAGCCTCCACACATAACTAAATCCTCTTGACATTTGAAATTATTCAGTTATTAGCATACTACAGGTATTCATCTGAGTCCATGTTATCTAACGGGTTGTAGTCACGTCGGTCATTGTTACGTGTGTACGGGTTGTGGTCAAGATGTCCACGTGGTACTTCACGCTTAGGAACAGGTTCAGCAAACGTCAGATACAACGCATCAGCCCAGTCAGGTGATACACCGATGCGCTTCTTCATGTCCTTCTTACGTTCTAACACCAGTTGGTCTTTGTCATTGTGTCCGAACTCACGTGCAGTCAGTTCAAGCTCAAGCTGTGTGTCATTAGGAATAGCACCACCATCGAGCAGCCACTGACGACAACGTGCACCCATCTCAGCAGTACGCATTTTGTAGTGCTTCACGTCAGCAGCATTGTCACCGAAACCAACATCAATGACATGGTAACCCAGTTGACGCAGCCTATCTGCTACAGGTCCACCCATTGAACCCTTATCCATGAACGCAACGTCAGGTTTGTGTCTATCAAGTATCATTGTCAGCAGTGACACAACCTTCATTGAGTCACGTGACTTCTCACCTGGTATCTTGTAAACCTTCTCAGACTTGGCATCTTTACCACGTCGAAACTGAATCATACAGTTATCGTCACCACCACGTGCCATGTCTATACCACAGATCAACGGGTCATCACCGAGGTACATGCCAGAACCACGACGCATTGCATCATAGACAACATCTGATGGTATGAACTGCATGTCACCACCTTTCGGGAACATGCCACGAACACGAACACGCACAAAGTCGCTGTCTTCACCGAAGTCATCTATCCAGGTCTGAATGAGTCGCTTGTTCGTCATCTTAGCTTTACGACTGTCAATCTGTCTTGTGATCCACCGGTGACTGTTCTTCCTGAAACACTCGTAGAATGAACCGTTGTTACGGGTCGGGTTACCGAAGCAGATGTGCATCGGTTCACCATCAGTCAGACCGCCTTTCGCAACCTCCCATATCTTTTCAGGGATGGCTGATGCTTCATCGAATAAGTACCACGGTGTTGATGATGCTGCGTGCAGACCTGCGAATGCTTCAGAGTTCTCTTCACGACATGTCTGAGCATCGACACGCCAGGTCTTAGGGTAGGCACGATGAACGATTGCCATAGTGGATACGTCGAACCAGTGACCAGTGATGCACAGTGATGTCCACTTTGCCAGTTCTGACATGGTTTTGGTTTTAAGCTGATCACCGGTGTTGGCTGTCACAACGCCTTTTGAATGTGGTCTGGTGGACATGACCCAGTTGATGAGCCACGAAGACAGTGCTGATTTACCGATACCGTGACCGGACGACACTGCAACCTGGATCGGGTCAACAGCGTTGATACCATCAAACCCACGTTCTTTGACTGCTTCACCGATAGCAGTGAGTACGTCAACCTGCCATTCATCAGGACCGTCGAAGCCGTTGAGGGATGACCCAGGTTCACCCCAGGGATATGCGAAACGGACGAAGCCCAACGGGTCGTCATAGAATTGGCTGATCTCTTCAGCTAATGAAATATCAATATCAGACATGCGTCACCTTGTCGTTGTCACCAGTTGGATTGCTCACCACTGGTAAGATTGCCAATAGGGTGACGGACTACTGGTGACTGCTTTAACCAGTGGTGAGCATTATTAGATTAGCATTACAGGAATGAAACGTCATCATCTTCCTGTGGTGGCTTGTTAGCTTCAGAAACACGACGACGTGCAGCAACCAGGCGGTCCACCACATCAGCATCTGTACTGACCTTAATCTTGTCAGCAGCAAAGGCATCGACACGCTTGTGCTTACCCACCATATTGAGTGCTGTGTTGCTGGCTGTGATGTTACCCTGCTGACGTGCAATCATGTGGTTGTCCACCATCTCATTGAGCAACCAGTCAGCATCAATCATGTTCACTTCGAGTCGCTGCTGAATGATGTACTCAATAGCGTTGCTCACTTCAGGTTCTTCAAGTAACCGGTAACCATAGTCAGCAGAATAACCTGATGCTTCTGCTGCACGACGTGGTGCGAAATCTTTGATGTACTCCACCACGAAGCACGCCTTCTTCGGTGGTAGATTCAACTCATCTAGTAGTCTGACCTTTATCATGTGAATCTTCCTTATAGTTCATTCAGTAATCATACACCGTGATCGCTCATTGTGGAACTGTTTACCGTAAGTCATTGATTTATAAGATGACAGGTTGATGACGCATCCGACGCTACGTGACAGACAAGCTAAGTCGTTGATGTACCTACGTTTATCACCGATTCCATGACGCATTCGACCGATGACACGTTTTTCACCGGTCCATTACCTTCCTTTGTGAACATATAGCTGCAAACACAACTTCTCAATATCCTATTTTAACCCTAAAACGTGTCATTTAATCAAAGAAATAAGAACAAATACAGTAAAATCAAGTAGTTAGGTGGTGTCGCATCAAGTGTAAGTGTAACAGTGTCATATCGGTTTTTCTCTTTCAAATCAACAGCTTATCTGTGTCCGTAATGAAGTGAATGTGTCATGGAATCGAGACACAACCGTAACCATGTATCATATATCACCGTGTTGTCCGTAATGAAACATAGTATTGACGTTGAAGTGTAGTGAAGTATCACATATAATTGTAGTGAACACGACAAACCAACGAGGTTACTATGAACATCGACATCTTAGCTAAAGACTTAAATATGACAGCAGCAGACCTACTAACCTATGTAGAGCAGTACAATAACAAGTATGATTTGGGTATTGAGAGCTACCATGCACTAACCAGTAAGCAGTACAACGTGTTACGTGCGTTGTTGGACAAAGATTACCTGGTGAGACTTTTACTGGACCGAAAAGCATACGACAGTACACCAGGCTACATGACTGTGAGACACTGGATCTCAGATAAAGACTTAAATGGTTTGAGCACTAAAGAGGTCAAGAACATGGTTGGTAAACCTGCTGTTCATCTAGGTCCACAAGCCATATCAGCAGCAATGAGAGCCAACGGATACAAGATCAGAGTTGTTTATCTGGAAGGCGGTAGTCAAGGTCGTCGCTGGTTCAAGGACGTGGTACCAACAGAAGACACACCTTCCTTCTTCTAAACCTCACCACCAGCGTCACAGTTCCTGTGGCGCACCTTCCCATAGAAACAAAGAAACCGCCCGAAGGCGGTCTGTAATCGACATGATGCTGTGTTACTCTGCGTCGTTGTACTTGATGTCGATGCTATCGTTTGTGATGTGCACCGTGGCTGATTCAGGTACATTGACGTTACACTTCATCGGCTCAACACAGTTGATGTTGAAGTTTGCTGTACTGCATCCACTGACCAGCATGACCACAGGTATTAGTTTCTTCAGATCCATAAGTGCCACACTCCCTTGATACAGATACAACGCTTCACTGAAGCAACCTGGTGAACTTCAAACGCTTCACGACACGCATTACCTAGACTTTCTGACTTGATTAGCATCCTGATACCTCTTCCACAGTTAAACGAGTGCAATCACCACAACGACTATCAGGTGCAAGCCATTCAGTAGGTTTGTCACATTGGTAGCAGGTTAGCTGTGGTTTACCGTCGTCATACCCACGTTCATAGTCGAACGCCCACTGTGACCCTTCAGGGTACGGGTTCTTGTGCTCACCGTTGCGACCATCGGTGTGACCCACTTTATAAGCTCGTGTTACCTTTTTACGTTTAGTCATTGTTGTAGTCCTTAACCATTTCTTTCATATAGTTCCAAGTTAGATATAAAGCTGCACCGAACATCACCAGTACAACCGTTGAGTATGCAATATTGAATAATGTGACCATGTGTCTGCTCCTATAACCAGCAAGGTGTTTCTTGGTTTGACTTTAGTCGATTGTGCCACAGTTCAGTACACAGTGCAGGTGTTGGGAAGCTGCGACCCATCTTCATTGATAGAGTGTTACCCTGAGTCACGTGTGCTGCGACTCCTGCTGCACTCAGGTTGATGTAACATAGATCTGCTGTCATGTGACTAAGCTCAACACAGTGAGCATACATATCAACATTCAACTCAGTTGCACGATGATGTGCAGCGATGACCATCCCACCGCCACCAGCAGCCGGTTCACTGAGTGTGATGTAACCTTTGTCGTTCACCGATGACTCACTGATGCACATCTGAGCATTGAGCTGGCACACTGAGTACGGTGAAAAGAACTGACCCAACTCCTTGCGACCCATGCTGAGTTCCATCAGGGTTTCACCAAGGAAGTCACCAGGTTGCATCTGGTGAGCCATCGACACGAACGCCAGCATCTGAGCAAGCTGTGACTGCTCATCGCTGTTGTACTTCTTGATGGTCTTCAGGTAGGTATCTTCTGCTTCTTGCGAGTAGAACGGTGTGAGTTGGTTGACGATAGTGATACGACCCAGTTCAGCAAAGTCTCTGATCACATCGTGCAAGCTGCGAACGTGCGACAGGTCTTCACATCGTTTGATGAACGCTTTCTTGATTGCGTCGTATGAAGATAGGTCTTCGGGTTTCTGCTTTCTAGCCATGAATTAGTCACCTTTGATAAGTAATAATCTGATTCTAGTGTAACATTGTTCCACAGTCAAGATAAAATAAGACCCCATCTGTCGGGTAGTATGGGGTCTCAGTCATTATGTTCCAGTTATCTGCTCGATATGCCAACGGACAATGACGCTCGTTCAGCGTGATGAGATACGATCACCTCCGTGATAGTCTGTTACCTTCAAACATAGCACACTTCCTTAACTTGCAGTGTTTACTGTTCGGTTTTGGTTTCATTCTGTATTCACATCGTTTACGTTTTCGCACTCAACACCTCCTAATGTTTGCCAGTGCTCCCGAACCCACCTTCACCACGTGTTGCATTGGTCAGTTCATCAACTTCAATCAGCTCACCACCGTAGTGAATGGTTACCACAAGTTGTGCAATACGGTAACCGTACTCAATGCTGATCGGCTCATCACCCATGTTCACCAGTAGCGCATGAACTTCACCACGGTAGTCTGAATCAACGACACCAGCCATTACATGCAGACCTTCACGCACTGCCAGACCTGAACGTGGTCGCACGAAGCCCACCATGCCGTGAGGGATTTCATAGGCGAAACCGGTGGGAACAAGTGCACGCTCACCTGGTGCAATGGTCAGAGTCTTAGCAGCACGCAGATCGTAACCTGCTGCACCCTCAGTCTCACGTTGTGGGATGGGTAGGACTGGTTGATCACCAATCTCAGGTTTAATGAGTCGTTTGATTCGCATCGTCATCACCTTCAGATAAATTGATTGTAATACCTTCGACCAGAACCGGCATGACCAGTCCCAAACTTTCGACATGTTCTTTTGCCATTTGATATTCAGCTAGGAACTGCACAGCCCAACCATCCTTGTTTTCTGCAACAAAGGATGCAACGAGCTTGTGACCGCTTTCTTCAAACTTGTCCAGCCACAGTTCAGACATTTCGATGAACGTCTGATCAACCAGCTCCTGTGTGATTTCTTGTTTCTCTTCTGACATTTCGTCACCTCAATTAAATAAGCCAGTAACACAATTGCTACTGGCTTCAGTATAGTGGAACATTGTCACACGTTCAACTAGATTTCACATCCACCAGCAGTACAAGCTAAAGTTTGCATTGCTTCAGTGTTGTCCTGTTCTTCCTTCAGCTCAGTCCAGTCCACTTCAGGCATCGGGTTAGCAGCAACCCAGGCTTCATACTCATCAGCAGTCATGTCCTGATACGGTGCTTGCATGTACGTGTGATCGGTGTGAGGTAGGAAGCTGATACCCGACACTTCGTCAAAGTGCTTGTACACCCATGCACCCACTTCAACCCACTCTTCATCACGCACAGTGATAGTCACCGATGGTTTATGTTCACACCACTCACGCTGATACAACAGCCACAGTTCAAGTGCTTCCATTGCAGACACTTCACTGCGAGTCACAGCAGACTCAGGTGCTTTGATAGCGAATGACACCACAGCAGTGCTGTCTGGTCGCATCTGGTCATCTTCGGTGTGGAAGCCTTTTTCAAGCATGAAGTTGTACAGTGGGTCTTTCTTATCGACACGAACAGTACGAATGTAATGCTGGTTGTGGCGTGCATGGATACCTGAAGCTGTGTTGCATAGTTGGCTCACAGTACCTGAAGGTTTGACACACGTGATCGCAGTGGAAGGGTTCACACCAAGTGCTTCAGCCCACACTTTGTTCACCTCACGAGCATGGTCACGCAGTGCGTTCAATGCTTTGGTTAGAATGTCGTGACCTTTCGCACCAGACATCAGTTCATTGTCCATGATACCGGTGAGACTCACACCCAGTAATGACTCTTCAGCAGTGTTCTGTTCCCATGCTTCAGATACGAAGTTGAAGTCAGTCAGCATTGATTGAAGTGTACCCAGGATGGTTGCAATCTCAACTTTATCCTTCAGGGTTTGGAAGTCATCATCTTCACGAATAATCACTTCAGATAGGTTACACAGTTGCTTGTCACGTAGAATGATTTCACTGCAAGGGTTGCAACCATACGACAGATCGGCATCACGACGACCCCACTTAGCTGCTTGCTTACCTGCTGCTTCACGGTTGAAGATGCCACGTTCACCAGACTTTGACTTGACCAGTGACAGCCACTCTTCCATGAAGATTTCAGATGATGGTTTCTCAGTGTACGCAACCGAGTTGTTTGCCAGACCACGTTGAGGGTTGTCTGTCCACCATTGACCGGCTTTAGCGTCACGCATACGCTGATCAGACAGGTTACTCAGACTGATGAGTGCAGAGCGACGGACACCACCGACAACCACAATCTCACCGATCATGCACATCAGATCGTGCACTTCGATACTGGTGAGCTTGCGCCCTTTGGCTTTCTGGAACGTATCAACGGTGAAGTCGAAGAGTCGCTTCAACGGATCAGGACCAGACGCACGACCACCGAACACCTTCAGACGCTCACCTGCTGGACGCACACGACTGTAATCCACTGAAGGGATGTCACCATTCCATAAATGGTTCAGCAGTGCATGGAACGCTTTAGCCCATCCTTTCTTGCTATCACCGACCACGATTGTGCTGTCAGTCTTGTTCAGTTCTTCAGGGATAGCAGGAAGACCAGCGACTTCTTGACGCTCACATGAGAAGCCCACACCGGTACCACACATCAAGATGTAGAGTGCTTCAGCGAATGAACGCTTCGTGTTGACCGCCAGGTATGAGCAGTTGAACCCTGCAAGGTTCTCACGCTGCAACGCTGGACCTGCTGTCATCAGTGCACGCATAGAAGGCATGACTTTCAGATCGGTGATAAACTCTTTCACCTTACCGTTCAGCACGTCATGGTGAGCACCGAGGGTTTTAGTGTCGAAGAAATCAATGTAACGCTGCACTGTCTCTTCCCAGGTTTCACGACGACCTAAGTCATCACGCCAGCGTGAGTATCGGGAAATGTGAATGTATTGCTGATATAAGTCCATGTTAGAGCCTCATAGGGTTGATAAGAACAATAGCTGAATCAATCTTCTCACCAGAGAACTCGAAGATTATTGATTCATCTGCACCACCTGCACGCATACGAGTACCCTGAAGGTTGCGTTCTTTAGTTGTCAGATGTTTGCACAGTTCAAGTTTGAAGGGTTTGAGTTTAGCAAGGTAGTTAGGTTGAACACCGATTAAGGTTGCAGCGTCACGCTCTTTCTTTGGTATAACACGTGCAACGTCAGGGTAACGTCCGTCAACTAGCGGTATTTGGTAATCACCGATCTGCATCAGTGACAAAGTGTTGTTCACAGTCACGTCACTCGATAGCAGTAAAGCGTTGTACAAAGTTTCTAAATCCTTGTGGTCAACGATCGCTGTTTTGTCAGCTTTGCGTAAATCTTCACTACCGATGATTGCGCAGCAATGACCATCTGAAGAAACCACCGATGTGATTTTATTCTCAGTGATGTATAGTGCTACACCGTTCAAGTAGTATCGTAAATCGTTTTTAGCAGCGAACACTTTAGCTGCTTTGACTGCTTGCGCTAGTCTTTCCATTGTCGTCACCTCTTTGTAATGTAAACCGTCGTTGCCATTCTGCCCTATGATGTCGATGCGCTTCATGACTTGTCACGCTCAAGTTGTATCAGTAGTTCAATGTAGTGCTTGGCTTTCTCAAGGTCAGCCAGACCGTTCTTGTTGCGCCAGCGAGTCACATACTTCACCACGTTCCCTTCAAAGAAGTCGAGGTTGTTAGCGTGAATGTACTCCACCGGTTGAATCTTCTGTGTTTTATAGTGGTCACCGTCCACTTGTTTATCTAATGCGCTCATATCGTCACCTTCTAATTCTCGCATGTACTTAGATTGCCAAACATTGTGGAGGTTGATAGGTGGAACTTGAAGTCAGCCCACATATCACTTCACCACAGTCAGTTGTTGTTCACCACGTGCTTCACGCATCTGACGCTCGTACTCACGGTACAACTCAGTCGATGACATAGCAGCGTAGTTCTCTTCATTACGAACTATCCACAGACGTGCATCACTGGTGCGGATCTGTTGGTAGCTCCCAATCTCTTTCAATAGCATCCCGATCTTCTTGTCCGTGAAGAACTTCGGATCGGTCATCATATCAGCCGGTGTCATTGCACCAGCTCGTAAAGTCTCACCCATGTCATTAGTAGTCAGGATGTCACAACGGAATGCACCATGTTTCTTGTTGATGAATGCTTCCAGGGTCTGCTGCATTGGTGACTTCGATGACTCTTTGATCTCACGTAGGAACTCAGTCATCGGTGGTGCTTCGTTAGGGTTGAAGCTGCTCAGGTCAACGACGTGCATCAAATGGTACACGACAGCCTTCCAACCACCTGACTTCATCCACGTCCAACGGTCTTCCCAGTAATCCAGCCACTCACGCTTCATGTTGTCGTGCTTGTCACGTGGGTTCAGGTCTGACCATATTGCATAGAAGCGTCGTGATGGACCATTCAAGCGCAACGGCATCACTGAGTTAGTGGTCATGGTAGCGTTGACGATGTTTCTGATCTTGATGCGCTTGATACCTTTCTGGTTCACAGACAGTGTTTCTGGTGGTGCAGCAGCCAGTGGTTTGAGCTTGTTACTAACAGCCATTGCTTCACGACGGTCACCCAGTTCTGTCTCATTAATGTGCAGGTACTTGGTTGACAGCACGTAGTCGTTGAACCCTTCCAGTAGTTCTTCACCACTGATGACGGTGTTGTTCTCACCCATCGCTTTGATCAGTGGGTACAGTAAGAAGTCTTTACCACAACCTTCACCAGAACCTAGCAGTAACATGTGGTTGATTTTCTGATCAGGGTGACGAAGAGTGAACGCCATCCATTTTTCAATGTGGTCACGGTGTTCTTCCCAACCGAGCGCACCGAAGTGCATGGTCCAGCGACTAGCATCACCAGGTTCACCGAAGAACTGTGTTGCATCACTCCACGTGTTAGCGTAGCGACAACCGTTTTCAATGAAGATACGTGGTTGTTTCGGTGCGTAGTCCAGACGGTCAACCTTCTGTACTCGACCTTCTTGCAGTGCAATCTTGCGTGCTTCTGCATCTTCGTGGCTGAATGAGTTCTGGAATGCTTCAGTGCTGAAGAAGATGCGTGATTCCCAGTCATAGAATTGGTTGAGTTCTTTAACGAACACCACGTCATCATAAAATTCTGCTTTGCTTACCTTCTCACCGTACCAAGTTTTACGCAGGTCAGTGATGATGTCTTTGAAGTCAGCCTTCGACCATCGCATGATGTCCACCACGATTTCGTGCCAGTGCTTCTGATCAATCTTTGGCATATCATCGGTGAACTTCAGCACCTTTGATGCCAGTTCACGCTGCTCAGTTGTACCAGGTAGCTGACGACGAAGGTTGTCACAAAGAAGCTGAAGTGCATCAGGGGTCACAGTCTCAGCAGGTGCTGGTGGCTGTGGTGCAGCAGTTGGAGTCATGAAGCTGACTTCAGGTAGCTGTGGTGCTGGTTGAGGTGCTACCGGTGCAGGTGGTTGAACAGGGGTGGCAGCCATAAACGATATTGGTTCAGCAACAATGTCTAGCTCACGCATCACCTGCCAGTTCTTCAGTTTCGAGTTGAACCCTGGTGATTGATTCTCAATGTGACGCAGTAAGTCTGCACCAGTACGACCCTGACAAGCACCGTGGTGACATTTGAAGCCCATCGTACCGTCTGAGTTTGTGAACACTGCTGATCCTGAATCGTCTTGACCGGTGTGCTCATGCATCCACGGACATGTAATGTCGAAGCGTCCGTCACTGCGAACTTCTTTAATGTGGATAGTTTCAGGGATATTGATCAGAGGATGGTCAGAAATCTCAGCAGCACCGTCAACACGTTGTTCACGTCGTACTGCGTCAAGGTCAACAGCGAACGGTGCAGCGAGTTGTTCAAGGGTTACACGGTTGAATGGTTGCCACAGTAACATGCGACATTGGAACGGTTGACCGTTCACCAGTTTGCTTGCTTTGTTGTTGATTCCTTCAGGAAGTCGGACGTATCGAGTCACACCCTTCATGCCAGGGTCACGACCTTCAGGTGCAAGACCGTTAGCCACCAGCCCATCGAGCAAGTTCTCAACACGACCACGATCAGCACATGGTTCATTGAGGATGTAACCCCATTGCTCAGAACCCACTGATGATTCAAGTATCCATGCTGGTTGTGGTAGCTTGTTCACCTCAGTCATCGACAACTTTTCTTTCACATCATCCAGTACAATCACCGGTGTATGTCTGAATAGAGCCTTGCGACGACGTGCCTGACCTTGTTCGTCAGCGTAGAAGTTACTGATGGTAAAATATTGGTTGGTGTTAGGCGACATTCTATAACGGGAGAAGTAGTCACCCTTCCATGCGATGAGGTGTTGATCTTTAGGAATGTTACCAGGGTCATGAGGGAAATCTGTGACATGACACCACGGTGCATCAACACCAAAAAGAGTTTCAACGAACTCCTTATTACTAATTTTTAGGGATAATTGTTCCGTCATTCTTCTGACCTTAAATGTAAGTCTGACCAAAAGAGTTGCGGCAACCTGGTCAGAGTAGGCTGTTTCTATGATGTACGGTCACAGATAAGCCGCTTTAATATTTAAGCACTCTTGCTTCTGGAAATCAATTTACATCCTGTGTGTAACTTTGTCAAACTTTTTAGTTGACATGTTCCTCACTGTTCCACTATGATTATCCACGGTGACACAATGAACTACGAGGAAACTTCATCATGTCTGTTGAAGAAAATGAAGTTTTAGACGGTGACTTGCGAATGCGTATTGCAGCGTCTGAACTTGACATCTTTCAAAAGAAGTCGAAACGTGTAACAGGTAAACCGTACCAGTTGTTATTGCGTGAAATGATCAAAGCCTTCAACGACGGACGTTTACGCATCGTCCCGACTGAAGAACAAAAATCCCAACTTGGAGAACTTTACAATGTCGATTAAAAACCCTGAAGCAATCATCAGCCTTGCAGCACTTATGCTAGGTTACGAAGCAACACAACAACGTGGTGCTAAGTTAGCAAAAGACCTGGCTGATGAGCTGTTACCTGAGAAGTCTGAAGCATCAACTGGTGAGACTGCTGCACCGCAACCAGCTCCTGCGCCAGCACCGCAACCAGCTCCTGCGCCAGCACCGCAACCAGCTCCTGCGCCAGCACCGCAACCAGCTCCTGCGCCAGCACCGCAACCAGCTCCTG